ACGGTGTAGAAAACGTTTCACAATTAGAAGAGTTTAAAGTAAAACGAACAAAGACTATGATTGATAAGTTCGGAGTTGAAAATGTTTCTCAAAATGAAGATATTAAGAAACAAAAAAAAGCTACTTCATTAAAGAATTTTGGAGTAGAGCATCATCTTAAGGATGGTGAAATGTTTCAAAAGCACTTTAAGGCTCAGTTTAAGATGTTTAAATATAAAGAAACGGAACTTCATTATCAAGGCTCTTATGAAAAGTTGTTTCTTGAACTAATGGAAGATAAAGGTTTATTGGGGGAAGTTTTAAATGGAGACACGTTTGAATATGTTTTAGAAAACAAAATACATTCATATCATGTTGATTTTAAATTTAAAGGTAAGCAAATAGAAATAAAATCTGGATGGACTTATAATAAAAACGGAAAAGATTTAGAGTTACAAAATATAAATGATACTAAATGGCAATCAGTTAGAGATTCAGGAGTAGAATTTTGTGCATTAATTGATAAATCTGAAATCAAAGGTTTTATTAAAGCTTTATAATTGAAGATAAAATCTAATAAATAAACTCTTTTTAAAAAAAAATCTAAATATAGTCAAATAATTTTTTTTGCTTAATATTTATAGATGTTAAACAAAATTAAATAACGATAAGATGGCTACAATGTTTAGACCAGTTCCTGTTGAGCAGGAACCAAAGAGAAAAAATAGATTCGTATTAGAATTTCCTTCAGAATTAGGAATTGAATCATTTAATGTTCAAACTTCTGGAAAACCTACAATAGAAATCGGTAGTACTGAAATTCAGTATATGAACACTAGTACATTCGTTGCTGGTAGATATAAGTGGTCAGCAATTGACATTGAGTTTATTGATGTTATCGGACCATCTACTACTCAAAAAGTAATGGAATGGGTAAGGCTTCATGCTGAATCTGCTACAGGTAGAATGGGTTATGCAGTTGGATATAAAAAGAACTTAGTTTTAAAAGCGCTGGACCCAGTAGGAGTTGAGGTTGAAAAATGGACAATGATTGGATGTTTTATAACAAACGCTTCTTTCGACAGTTACGATTATAGTGCAGATGACATATCTAAAGTTAAAATTAATGTACAGCCAGACAGATGTCTACTTAACGCTTAATACATTAAAATAAATTATTATTAAAAAGGAGACTGTTTAGATACAGTCTCCTTTTTTGTTACTATTTATTTAAGAAGAAATATCTTTTTTTTAAGTATGACTTATTTAAGGCTTTATAGAGATTTTTATTGTATAAATTCATCAATTTTGAGTGGAGAAACTTACAATTCTATAAATGTTGAAGAGATATCTGGATTTGTGACGCCTGAAGGCAGCGTGTCTGTAGTTGAAAGTTTGGATATAATCAACGAATCTCAAGGTAGATATTATGTAAACCTAACACCAGGTCTATATAATATAGACGATGTATATGAGATGAATTGGGTTGTGAAGTACACAACACCTAGCCCAGAAAAAAAGTTAATAACAAGATTTAAATTAAATCCTGTTGTAGTTGGTCAAAATGTAGATATAAGACTTAATAATCAAGATATAAGACTGGAGATAGTTAATAGTTAAAATTATGGCAAGAGGAGAAAAACCATTTATAATGAAAAGAAATGATACAGCACCAGCTTTAATAGCAACTGTATACGATAAAGGATGTTTAGGTGGTTGGAATAGATTAAACTTAAGCGCAGTAACTAGGGTTGATTTCTCAATGGCAGATGATTGTGGGGCTTTAATGATATCTTCTCAATCTGCACAAACGGTATCTGCAAATAGTGGAATAATTCAATATTCTTGGAAAGAAGGAGACACTTCTGTGGCCGGGAATTTTGTTGGCGAATTTGAGTTGTTTTTTGCTGACGGAACAAAAATGTCATTACCTAGAGAAGGTGGGATAAACATTAGGATAGAAGAAGATATAAATAATATATAAAGTGGCTGGACAATATTTTTTTAAAATAGATGATAAGTTTTTACCTCTAAGTGGAGGTACGGTAAGTGGCAACACATATATTCAAGCCATCTTATCTGCTGATACTTTAAGTTTAGTTAATACGCCAAACAATGACGATTCTCTAAGTCAAATTTTGGCAAGAAATTCTGTAAGTGGAAATGTTGAATACAGAGATGTTCAGTCAATAATAAGTGCGGCCACATCACAAGATACATATGTAACTGGATTTACATATGACAACATTAACACTTTTAGTATAAGCGACAATAGCGGAACAACATTTAACGCTAGTATAGATGAGTTGTCGGCAACAACTATATCAGCAACAACTTATTATGGTGACGGCTCTATGTTGTCTGGAATTACTACCGATAACTTCTATGTTAGCGGTGGCACCTATAACGAAGGTACGACATCAATAGATTTTAGTGGGAATAGTGTTGAGACTACATTTAACGTCTCATTAAGTGGTATCAGTTCTAATATCGATATTTATAATACTTACTTCGTCTCACCAAAAGGTGATGACTCAACTGCGATTAGAGGTGATTTACATAATCCATTTAAAACAATAACCGCAGCTAGAAACACTGTTGTGTCTGAATTATCCGCATCAACAGTAACTGGTGATACACTTATTCATGTTTACCCTGGTAGTTATTCAGAGGACGAGATTCAATATGAAAATGGTAACTTTTATTTTGAACCTGGTGCAACGATAAACCAACCCGATAGAGGCGGTTTATTAATAGGCGTTTTTAACTTAGGTGCTGATAACACAATACAACCAAATATTTACACTGCCGACACATGTAATATTTACGGACATGTTGACATTAATTTAGGTGGTGGCAGTTTGAGTGTTGCTCATTTTATGAGAGGTGATTCTGAATCTATTTTTGAATTCAATAAAATAAATATTGGTAATGGGTTTGGTTTAGTTCCCTGGAACAATTCAAAGTTATTTGCTAGAGGTATCGAAATTGATGGTCAAACTGGACAATATTGTATAAGACAACAAGATGATTCACAAACTTATTTAGACATTAAAAAACTTATTGGTCCGTCTGGTGGACAAACAATACATTATAGAACATTTAATGGTATATCTTACGTGACTGTTGATGAGTTAATAGGGTATTCAACTAACCAAGCGATTTTTAATGAGAGTTGTGGTGATGGTATGGACGTTGTTATTAACGCTGGTATCATTAGACACGAAGGTAGTAGCACAAATTACGTAATAAGTAATAGATTACAAAGTGGGGGTAAATTCACTGTTAATGGGAATATGTTAACAACGGGTAATGGTGTATATAATAGACAATCTACTGGTGGTGAGTTAGTTATAAACTGTGATATAGATTGTGGATTAAGAGCGATTAACACACTTAACTCTAATACAACAGACCACACTTTAACATATAACGGTAATATAATAACGCCTAATACGTTAGGTATAGAATTAGCAAGTGGTACTATACGATTGAACGGTTCATTGAATGGTGTTGGTAATGGTACTGATGGTATTAATGTTTCCATTGGGACCCAATTAAATATCGGGTCGTTTAGTGTAGAGAATTTTAGTGGTAGTTCTGTTACAGGTACAGGCTCAATAGAAATATTAAATAATTTATATATAGATAAACCATTAACGGTACCAACAACTGGCCAATACACATTTACAGGTACAACATATGATGGTGATTTAAATATATATAATACACCAACAAACGATAATTCATTAACACAAATACTCTCTAGAGACAGCTCAGATGGTCTAATAAAATACAGAGATGTTAGCTCTATTATTGGCGCAGCTTCAGCAGATACATATGTTGTCTCTGGTAATGCAGATGCAGCCACATCACAACTAAGCTTCACTTACAACACGGGAGGAACTTTTACTGTTGCAAATTCGGCAGCACTATTTTCAGATAATGACATTAACGTTACGGGAGGAACTTATAATCCAAGCACTGGTTGCGTTACGTTTGCAACAAATAGTGGAACTACATTTGACGTTTGTGGATTTGTTACTGGAATAACTGACAGTTACACTACTGGAGCTACTTTAGCAGGAGAAACAATAAATTTTGACAGCAATGTTTTAGGCTCAGATTATTACAACGTTAATCTAACTCCAGTTCTAAGTGGGAAAACAAATTTAACTTTATTTAATTCTCACACTGCGAACACTAGCAATCCGCATCAAACCTCTTTTAGCAATTTAACCAGTACAGCACATACTCATACTATATCTGAAGTTCTTAATTTACAAAATGAACTAGATGATAAATTAGAAACTTCTGTATTTAATATATATAGCGGAAACGTTTCTACTCAATTAAGTACAAAAGTTGAAAATGGAATTAACTTAGGAAGTGCTAATGAAATTTTTAGCGGAAAGTCTGGAACGGATTTTTATTTTAGAACAATAAGCGGGGGAACAAATACAACAATAACTACTGTAGGAGATGTTATTAACGTAGATGTAGTAGTTCCAGTTGACACAAACACATTTGTAACTGGAGGTACATATAACGAATCTACAGATACTATCACATTAGATAGAAACGATGCTTTAACAGTCGACATTACAGGTGTTACCGACACCTTCACTACTGGAGGTACGTATGACAACGGAACTTCATTAATTACATTTACAAAAAATAATGGCACTACATACAGTGTTGACCTATCTTCAATAGACGTTAACGATACATTTATTACTGGAAGCACATTAAGTGGAAATACTTTGGTTTTAAGCAGAAACGATAGTGTTGACATTACAACCGACTTAAGTTCTATTATACCAGACTCAGATTTGGGGCAAATATTATTTGTTTCAACAACAGGAGATGATATTACGGCATCAAAAGGTGATATACATAAACCATATAGAAATTTATACGCAGCAAAAAGTGCTTCAACATCAGGGGACACGGTTTACGTTTTTCCTGGAACTTGGGAATATGACAACAGAACTTCTGCAGGTAGCCCATATAATGGTCAAATAGAAACTTTAGTTAATTTGTGGAAAGATGGTGTAAACTATTACTTTTCACCAGGGACTAAAGTAATATTTTATAATCAAACAATTACTGGAGAGCGTATGTACTTATTTTCTCCTAAGAGTTATAGTTATGAAACTTGTAATATTTACGGAGAATTAGAGTGGGAAGGTAGTTCAGTGGGTTCTAATTCATCTAATGGTTATACATATATTTTCCATATAGATGGAGGCATTACAGAGTATGAAGCCTATAGTTGTAATATTGAATTCAAGTCTGCAATATCAACATCTTCACAGCCAATAGATTGTGGTAGTGTTCATACTGGTTCTACAACAACTTATTTTAATTTAAAAGCTGAAACCATAGCTTGTGATTACACACAAGGTCAGTCTGGTAGTGGTGCTGGGATTTTTTTGTTAGGTGGTGGTAAACAATATATTAACATTAACACTAATGAGATTAGAAGTAGTGTTCACACACTTTATTTAAGAAATTTCGTTACCCAAACAGGTTTTAACTTAAATCTTAACTCTAAAAAATTAGTAGGTAATGGAAGTACTGTTATTAGAAATAGGAATTTAATTGGTAATGTTAATATAAGTTTTCAAGAAGCTTATTTTACTACTAAGTTTTTACAAATTGATAACAACACATCTGCTACAACCATATTAAACGGTACTGTAATAGACAATGTTGGGAATAGTACTAGCCCAATTTTTGACATATACTCAGTTGGTACAAGTAAAACAATATTTAATGGTGTTGTTAAGCCATTTGTCACAGCGGGAGCTGGTAGAAGAGTTGTACAAATAAGTCAACCAAATAATACTATGATTTTCAATGGGGACATCTTATATGAAAGCAGTTTACCAACCACATCCAATATGATTAATTTACTATCTGATAGTGACTTAACTTTTGAGGGTAATGTAATTGGGACATTTGGTGGTAAAATAGGTAATGTAAGAAATGGTAACCTGATAGTAAACAACACCAATATTAACTCAACTATAGATGGAGCTACTTTATTTGGTAATGATGTGACAACAACAAGCGGCATTACATCATTAAGAAATAGTACTATAATATTAAATAATTCCACATCTAATTTATATGATGGGAGATATATGGACACATACATTTTAAATTCAAACATTAAAAACGTTGGTACATCTGACATATTTACTAACACAACAAATGTCGGGGAATTACAAATACAAAATAGTAGTTTAGTTTGTGTTTCAGGTAATACTATTAACATTAGTGGTAATGTACCATTAACAGTTACAAATGTTACAACAAATAAACCAATTATCGCTACTAATGTTAGTGGCACAATAACTGAAATAACTGAATTAGACATAAAATAATAGAGATGGATATAGTAGTTAAAATATTTATAGAGTTTGATGCTGTTAGTGAGGGTGTCGATATAATGAGTAATTTTGATTACCCATGTGCCTTTATTGTTGGTGGTGATTTTTATAATTACACAGGAGACGAAATAATTGTTTCTGAAGAATATTTAATTGTACCAAGTAGTGCTATGTTCACTATAGTTGGTTATGGTGATGAAAATGCTGAATATGGTATTTTATATGTTCAATCAGGATTTTGTAAATGTAATAAAGTTAACTAAAGATGAGTACAAAACACAATATATATGGTTCTTTGCATGTTAATGATAACATAACTGGTGATACATTAAATATATTAACAGTAAACAACAATAACTCACTAACTCAAATATTGGGAAAAAATTCTGTTAGTGGTAATGTAGAGTATATAGATGTTTCATCAATTGTTGGCTCGGTCTCTGCTGATACATATGTTGTTTCTGGTAATGCGGATTCAGCTACATCACAATTAAGTTTTACTTACAACACAGGAGGAACTTTTACCGTTGCAAATTCGGCAGCACTATTCTCAGATAATGACATTAACGTTACAGGAGGTACCTACAATCCGAGCACTGGCTGTGTTACGTTTGCAACAAATAGCGGGACTACATTTGATGTTTGTGGTTTTGTTACGGGAATAACTGACAGTTATACAACTGGTTCTACATTGGTGGGAGAATCAATACAATTCGATAACAACATATTAGGCTCAAACTATTACAACGTTAACTTAACTCCAGCCCTAAGTGGTAAAACAAATCTATCTTTATTTAATTCCCATACTGCCAATACTGTCAATCCACACCAAACATCGTTTGGAAATTTAGTTAGCACAGCACATACACACTCTATATCTGAAGTTATTAATTTACAAAGTGAATTAGATGATAAGTTAGATGTTTCTGCTTTTAATTCATATAGTGGAGATGTATCTAATCAGTTAAGTGCAAAAATTGAAAACGGAATCAATTTAGGAAGTGCTAATGAAATTTTTAGTGGAAAGTCTGGAACGGATTTTTATTTTAGAACAATAAGCGGGGGAACAAATGCAACAATAACAACCGTAGGGGGCATTGTTAATATAGATGTTGAGACAGATATTACAAGAGTTCAAGGCGGAACAAACATAACAACTGGTGGAACTGTAAACAGTCCTATTGTAAGTCTTGACAGTGACATTTCATTAAATTCTGTTTCTGCAACTAATTTAAGTGGTGGAACTTTATATTCTGGCTCAACTGATTTATCTGATATATTCTTAACTACAAATGATGGTAACGACATAACAAGAGTTTCGGGAGGAATAAACATATCAACTGGTGGAACTGCAAACAATCCGACTGTAAATCTTGATGATGATATTTTATTAAGTTCTGTTTCTGCAACAACATTAAGTGGTGGAACGATATATTCTGGAAGCACTGACCTTTCTGACATATTTTTAACTACAGCAGATGGTAACGATATTACAAGAGTTCAACCTGGAACAAATATAACAACTGGTGGAACTGCAAACAATCCAATTATTAATGTAGACGATTCACCAGTCTTTAATTCATTAATAACTTCTGGACAAACTACTATAAATTCTAACTTTACCGTTACTGGTAATACTTTAATTTCTGGAACTACTACTATAGGTAATGATTTAGAGCCGAATGTTGATAATATTGTAGATTTGGGAGCACCCTCCCTCAGGTGGAGAGAAATATACACCACAAATTTAGATGCCACAAATGCTGTTACGGCAAACTCTTTATATGCTGGATTTGAAATTGAGTCTCCATCTATTAGTGGAACATCAGTATCTGCAACAACTTTTTACTCTGGAAGCACAGACCTTTCTGACATATTTTTAACCACAGCAGATGGAAACGATATTACAAGAGTTCAGCCTGGAAATAACATAAATACAGGAGGCACTGCAAATAATCCTATTGTAAATCTTGATGATGACATCTCTTTAATTTCTGTTTCTGCAACCACAATAAGCGGAGGCACTTTTTATGGAGACGGCTCTAATTTATCAGGTATAAATGATTTTTATTTAACGGGTCAAACTTTTAATAATTCAAACTACATATTAACTTCTTCTTTAAATGATGGAAGTGTTTTAAATTCTGACTTATCAGTGTTGGCTTCTGACATTTTTGTTATTAGTGGTGTTTATAGTCCTTCCACTGGGGTTGTTACTTACACAAATTCTAGCGGAGGAACTTTTAATGTTGGCGGTTTCACTACTGGCATGACAGACAGTTATACTAATGCTGCCAATCTTAATGGAAATTTAATAGAGTTTGATAACAATATACAAGGTTCTAACTTTTATAATGTAGATTTAAGCCCAGCCCTTTCTGCATTTACTACTGGAGACACTTTTGTTACAGGATTTACTTACAACAATGCTAACACCTTTACTATATCTAGAAATGATGGAGTTACATTAAGTTCAACAATAGAATCTGTTACAGGATTAACGGTTGATGGAATATTTTCCGCATCAACATATACAGGTATCACTCTTAATAGTTTAGATGATGTAACATCTAATATTCCCGCCACACCAGACAATTCATATCAAGGTAGAATGATGTATTTTGACGTAGCGTCTAATGAGTGGTTAACTACAGAAGAATACGTATCAACAGGTACTGTTACCATATGGGGCAAAAAAGGGTCTGCTGGAACAATAGATAAGGGTCTTCCTGTTTATATTGTGGGATTTGACAATGATATCCATGAGGTAGAGCTAGCCAACTCATCAACAGGTACAACAATGCCAGTAATTGGATTTACATCTGAGAGTTTTGATAATACAAATACCAACCCAATTGTTACTTTTGGTAAATTAACGGGTATTAATACAAGTAGTGGTACAACAACACTTAACCCTAATGGTGAAACATGGGTAATTAATGATGAACTATATGTATCAACAACTACTGGTGGGCTAACTAAAGTTAGACCTACAGGTTCAGACACACAAATACAAAGGATTGCTAAGGTGTTAAAAGTGGGTACAGTAGATGGTCAGTTATTTGCGTTTAACACGGCACGTACTGCTGGTTTACCAAACTTAACAACAGATTATTTATGGGTTGGTAATGGTAGTGATACACCACAAGAAGTTATTAGAACAGATGTGGGTATAACTACTACTGGGTTTACATATAATGATAATAATACATTTACTATAACTGACGATAATGGTGGTTCACTTAGTTCTACTATTAATCAAGTTAGTGGGTTAACCACAACAAACTTTATAAACTACGCCAACACTACTGACCCATTAGCGGTTAGTGGTAGAACATATTACGATGTATCAGAAAACGCTTTATCATATTTCCCAGAGACACCAAATATGGATGTCACAATTAATATTGGTCAAGAAGGGGTTACGAGAGTTTATAACAATACTGGCATTCAAATAAACAATGGACAGGCTTGTCATCTTAGTGGTGAGTTTAATGGTGTGGCGACAGTAAAGCTGGCAATAGCAAGTGGAACAACAGACACATCTGACACAAGTTATGAAGTTACTGGGATAGCTACTCACAACATTCCAAATGGAACAACTGGATTTATAACTAACATTGGATTGGTTAGAGATTTAAATATAACTGGAACCACACCTGGTTCAGCTATTTTTCTTTCAGACCAAATAGCTGGTAAATTAGTGTATGAACTACCAACTACAAATTCGTCTAGAATTTCCCAAATAGGTTATGTAATTGCTACGGGAACAACGACAGGTAGAATTCTTGTTGAACTTTCTAATGAATCGGTATCCGTATTATCAACCAAAGAAATTGATGTTCTAACTCAAAACAATGCATCTACAGGAACTAGAAATGGTGGGTTTATGACTGTGAATGGTGGTGATAATAGTAAGTTTGACATCTCTGCGGGTAGTGGTACTGTTATGGATAACTTCACCGATGCTAATACTCCTTTACTTACAGAGGTGGTTTGGGATACAATAACAGGTGTTACATTAACTAGTTTAACTGGAAGTCAAGGAACCTACATATTTATAAACTCAAGTGGAGGTACATTACAATTCCCATTGCAAACACCGCCACAACAATCTGATAAAAGAGATAATATATTTCTAGGTATTATTGGACACGCTAGTAACACAGTAGTAAACAATATTTTTAATACACCAATTCAAGTTGTTTCACCCATAAATCAATTAGAAGACTTAACTTCATCTATTGGACCATTTAGTAAAAGTGGAAATAGGGTTAGCAATATTACGGGCACTCTGGAATTACAAAAATCATCTGGAAACTCATTTGTTTTTGGTGGTAACCTATCCAACAACAATAAAATACCATCAAATATACAATCGGGGGTTTTATCTGGTTCTACACTTGTTTACGCAAAAGGTACTGCTGTTTTAGGTCAGAGTGGTACAACGGTAGACGTGCAAAACTACGACTCAAATGGATTGGGTACTATTAGTTCTATACCTGGGTCTAACTATGTTGCGACTAGAATATGGCACGCACCTATAAATAACGTTTTAGTATTTCAATACGCACAATTTTCTTACTCTACACAATCACTTGCTAGAGATAGTTTCCCTAATGAAAATTACACCTCCCCACCAGGGTTAGATGTAAATGCGTATCTTGTTGCGGTATTAATTTATAAAAAAGGTGATGTAAATTTAGATAATGCTTTAGTTATACCACAAGGAAAATTTGCTGGAACAGGTGGAGGTGGAACGTCACCAGATACACTCCAATCTGTGTATGATAACTCCATACCTAATCCCGAAATATTAACAGATGCAACAAATGAGTCAGTTGATTTTAGAGTGGGTTCTGGTTCAGATTCAGATAATTTAATTAGATTCCAACAAAATGATGGTACGGTTAACGCATTTATAACAGGAGAAGGTAATTCATCTTTTAATAATATTAGTGGTGACACATTACAATTAAACACCGTAGCACTCAACCCCACTGGTACTGACATATTAGTAAGAAATTCAACCACAGGTGTAGTAGATTATAGACCAGTTAGTGGTATCACACCAGATTTAAACACATTTGTTAGTGGTGGTACGTATAATGATACAACAAATAATATTAACTTTAGTGGTAATTCCACAGAAACTACTTTTGATGTAGATTTAACTGGTTTGGTTAGTTCGGTTAGTGGGGATACTTTTGTTGTTGGAGGAACTTACGTAGATTCTACAAATACCATTGCCTTACTAAGAAATGATGGGAACTTTGTAAATGTAACAGGAGTTACTAACACATATGTTACTGGAGGAACTATTAACTTACCAGCTACTGATAATAGTAATGGTGGTACTATAGGGTTGTTATATAAAGATTCTGATGGTATACCTAGAACACTACCTTTTGAAGATACATATACATCTGGAACAACATTCGCTAGTAATCAAGCCACATTAACAAGAAATGATGGTACTGAAATATTTAAACTCTCTGGAGGTACAAATGTAACACTTTCAAACCCATCAACAAATCAGATTAAATTAGATGTCACAATTCCAGCTGGAATGAACACCTATGTCACAGGGTTTACATATGACGATGCGAATACATTAACCATATCTGACAATGTGGGTGATACATTCCCAGTGACAATTAATACTATGACTGGGTTAACGGTTAGTGGTAAAGTTATAACAACACAACTACAAGTAACTAGTAGTCCGACAAATGGGTATGTGTTGACTTCGGATGCTTCGGGAAATGCTAATTGGCAAGCTGCTGGTGGTGGACCTACATTGAGAAATGTATCTTCCACAGATACCTTCTCAACGGCTAATGAAACTATAAACTGTACATCTGGAACTTTTATAATAAACTTACCAACTGCGGTGGGTATACAAGGAACAACATACACACTTGTTAATAGTGGTACAGGTGTTATAACATTGGATGCAAACGGAACAGAAACGATAAACGGTTCTTTAACTATTGATTTATCAACACAATATATAAGTAGAACAGTTCAATCAGATGGAGCAAATTGGATAGTAATATAAAAAATAATGAAAATAATAAAAATAAAATAATATGAGTTATACTCCACCTTTAGAAGCTGAAGTGACAGCGTTCAAAACAACAACCCCATTAGCGAGTGGGGCAACCTTTACATCTTCAGCAGTCGATGTTAATGGTTATTCACAAGTCCAAACGGAAATATTGGCATCACATGACGGCACAATCGCTATCTCATTTTGTGCTGATTCAGGATGTACTGATGTCGTTAGAAGTTTATCAATACCTTATGTTGCATCAAATGGATATCAATTATTTGCAGCACCAGCCTTTGGAAACTTTATTGAATACAAGTTTACTAACAATGGTACGGTAACACAAACAGATTTTTATTATACAACAAAGATTTTAACGACAGCGATAAGTCCACAATTATTAACAACAGAAGCTTTTATTGCACCTTCAATGGTTACTTCTTTGGGAAGAAACATTCAAGTTGGTCAAGATGTTAATGGTACTTTCGTTAATGTACCAAATGGGGGTATAGACGATGGTAATTCAAGCACAACTCCACTATCGGGTACTGGAGTTTTTGAGGGTACATTTGTTAATACTGATGGTTACGTATCCACTTCAATATTTGTTAAATCTGACCAAGATTCAGCGACAAAAGGGTTTCAAATTATACATTCAAGTGATGGTGTTACAGATGAAAGGGTTATTAGTTTTTCATATATATCGGCAGATAACCCACAAGGTGTTATTTATCTGATACCAGCATCTACAAAATATTTTAGACTGAAATATATTAATGGTGCGGTAGCACAAACTGGATTTACTGCTTCTATAAAGTTTGAAACATCACCCCAAATGTTACCAACACTACCCGTTAATATACCGATTAGTGATAACACACTTGCTAACACTGTTAAATCAGTATCTGTTGGTCAACAACCAGATGGTACTTATAATAATTCACCACATGATGGTTTAGGGTTTTCTACATTTGACGTTTTGGTTTCTGGTGCAACATATAGTAGTGGAATACTAGATATGTCGGATTATACGCAAGTACAAACAGATGTAACATCAGATGGTAGTGGTACAATAGACATTGAATTTATTAGAGATGCTGCTGGTACAGATGTGGTGAGGGAATTATCTATCCCATATGTTGGTGGTAGTGGGTTTAAAATGTTTTCAGCACCAGCTTTTACACCGTATGTTAGATATAATTTTACTAGTACAACAACTGGTATGACAGACTTTTATTTTGATACAAAGTTTACAACTAAATCTATTAGTGGTCAAATATTGGGTATGGAAGATTTTATTTCCCCATCTATGGTTGCTAACTTAGGTAGGAATGTGTTGGTAGGAAAGAATGACGCTGGTAATTTTAATAATGTTGTTACGGACAATCAAAATCATTTAAAAGTTGATGCAGCCAACAATAGAGTTACTTATGATGAGTTTCCTGTTTCTGAGTTTACTGCAATATCTCAATTACATTTCCCATATAATATCAATACCGATTTAACCAACGTCTTTCTATTAGGTTCTGGAACTGTAACACAATCAGAAAATATGGCTTGTGTTGCTACAAGTTCAGCATCAACAGCAACAGAATCAGCAGCCTTAGAATCTGTAAAAACAATTACATTTAGAGCTGGTGAAGGTGCTGTGGGTAGGTTCTCTTGTTTATTTACAGACTTCGCACCTAACGGAGCAACAAGTGTACAAGGAATAGGGTTAGGAGATGCTAATGATGGTTTTGGATATACTATGGCAGGTACTTCTTCTGAATTAAATGTGACTTACAGAACAAATGGAGTTCAAACAAGTGTTACTCAGTCATTATGGAACGGTGATGTTATGGATGGAACATCAAGTTCAAGTAATCCATCGGGAATGTTATTAGACGTAACTAAGGGTAATGTTTATCAAGTAAGTTACGGTAGTGGTTTTGGATGTGTTTATTTCTCTATTGAAAGTCAAAGTACGGGACATATGGTTTTAGTACATACCTTACATCTTTCAAACATAAGAACAACACCTTCGTCTTATAACCCAACATTCGCTTTAAGGTCAGAGGTATTCAAAGATGGAACAGCAGACGCTAATGACTATGTGATGAAAGTCGCTGATATGTCATCTTTCATACAAGGAAGTAATAAAAGTACGGGGGTGATTAATGCCTTTCAGAATGAAAAAAATATTGGGTCTACAGATACTTGTTTATTTAATCTCCAAAATAAATCAACCGTCTTCGGTGGGGCTACTGGAAACAATAAAGTATCAGCAATATTACAATCAATATCACTAATAAATGACAGTAACGGTGCTGGAACATTCAGCATTTATGAAAACGCCACTATAGGGGGGACACCCTCTTACACTGATATTAACGCAAATACCTCTGTTATCTCACAAGATACGGCTGGAACTACAGTAACTGGTGGTAAGTTACTATGGGTAGGTGGTGTTGGAAAGGATAATGGTGATTCGTCAACCATTTTTGATTTGGGTATCGCAATGAGGCCTGGTAGTATATATTCGTTTGTTGCCCGAACACTTGGTGGTGCGAATGATATGTCGATAGGACTTGTTTGGGTTGAAGATTTTTAACGAATAAAATAATAAGATAATAAAAATATAATAATATGGTATACGCATTAATAAAAGACACAACAAAGATAGTTTCAATAAAAGAATCTGTTACAGATAATGTTAATTTTACATTTACTATTACAAGTTTTAAAGATGAGGTATATGTCGAACAATATACAACTTCAGAAGAAATTACTGAACGTATCAAATCCTTATTTGGGTCATCAGTAACTTAATTAATAAAATATAGTTAACATCTATTAATAGTTTAGGGTGATTAATTAATAGTATCGAACCCACACTGCTAATTGTAGATGGGTGATGGTGTGAAATAGAAAGAAAAGTATATTAAAAAATAATTTACTTTTTTATTTTTATCATTATACTTTATTTATGAAAAATGTTTTATATAAAAATAAATCTATTGAGCCTAGAAAGAGTGACATTCATGGCTGGGGGTTTTTTCAAAAGAAAAAATAAGTAAAGGAGAGATTTTAGAAGAGTGTCATTGTTTATATATGACAGAAGATGAAGCTTCATACACTCATCACTTAAGGCCAATAAAAATAAATACAATAAGAGTAGACGATAGTGGAACCTTCCCATATGTGATACCTTTTGGTTATGGTGCCTTATTTAATTCTTCTAATGACCCTAATGTAGTATATACATGGGATATTGAAAATAAAATATTAGTTTTTTATTCTTTTAGAGATATAGAAAAAGAAGAAGAATTATTTTTAAACTATGAAATTAACAGAGCAATAGTAAATACAGAATTATTTAATTTTAAATAACATTATATCTATATTATTTAAGTTTTTATCTCTATTTATAAAAGATGAATATATCTACAGGTCAAACAATACACGAATTGGTAAGGTCATTTAATCCAACAACCAACACACCAGTAACACCAGCAACTTTTAGTTCAACTGTTTATGTTGATGGTATAATTAATACTGGGGTGACAGTTAGTTCTTTTTTGTCAAGTGCATCAGAAGGCATGTACTCAATATCTTGGTCAGCATCTACTTTAGGAACTTATCAGTTAAACATAGAAAACACTACAACTAGTGTTGTTTACGTTTCTGAAATATATAGCGTTAAAACTGATTCCGAAATCAACCCTTCTCCAACAATATATGTAGGCCTATAGTTTTATTTACTTTTTTAATATAATAATTATTATTAGTATATGAAAAGGTCAAAATTTTCTTTTCTTCCATTATATAAAGGTTTATACTCTAAAAGTTATTTGTTAACAGAAAAGATTGACAAAGATAATCTATGGGAAAATTATGTTATTATTGATTTTGACCCATATTCTAATACAAATAGTCAAGTTTTAGCCTTTTCATTAGATTATAATCGATTAATAAATTCATCATTTGCACCAGAGGTATATAAAGATTATAGTTATAAGTTTCATATTATTAGCAACAATGGCTCTACAGATGGTTCAGAAATAAACGATTGGATACATAGCTTTTATAACAAGAAAAATAAATATTACGAACAAAATATTTTCAATAAAAAAGCTAAAGATATACATGTTTACGCTATTAATAAAAGTTTAAAAAAAATAATAAAAATTAATTTAATATCCTGCATACCAAAAAACCCAATATTTTACTATAGGGGACAAAACATTCAGAAGCAAATGTCTGTAACGCTAGAGCCTAAGACAATAAAAAACTTATCCAACAAAAGTTATGATTTTTAGATTAAAAAAATGCGATTCAGACTCTGTATAGTATTTTAATAATTGCTTAATATTTATATTTAATAATAGTGAACTATGAATTATATTGAAGAATACGTTTCTTGCGCAAAAAGCCCAGTATATTTTGCGAATACATATGGATATGTTTTTGACATGGAGAAACAGCAGATGGGGAAAATGACGTGTTTTCCCTATCAGGAAGATTGTCTTAATCAGTTTAATGATAGTCAAAACTCAATAGTTTTAAAATCTAGACAGATGGGCCTGTCAGTCATATCAGCTTTATATGTTGCCTGGAGGTTGACCTTTTGTCCTGATGAAAGAATATTGGTAGTTGCTGATAGTGGCAATGGTGCCGTTAGGTTTTTGAATACCGTTAAACAATTTTTGGACAGATTACCAGATTGGATGCTACCAGAAGAAACTTTAATAAATAATACAAAGCAAATATCTTTTTCTAATGGCTCTTGGGTTAAGGCTGTTGCCAGTAGTAAGCAGGCTGGTAGAGGAGAATCTTTAACTTGCCTGATATTAGATGAGACCGCGTTTATTGAGCATGCTCAAGATATATGGATGGGGGCTGGGCTGGCTTTGGCTGCTACCCAAGGTAAGTGTATTATGATTTCTACACCTAAGGGTACTGGAAATCTTTATCACCAAACATGGACTCAAGCAAATAAGGGTAGGGGCAACTTCTTTCCTATAAAGTTGCATTGGTCTATACATCCTATATTATCTAAAGGGTTAGAGACTAGAATAGACTCTGATGGAAAAGAATATCCATGGAGCCCATGGTATGATGGAGAGTGTCAAAGAATGCACCATAATACAATTAAAATTGCACAAGAATTAGATTTGTCTTTTGAAGGCTCAACCGCTGTTGTCATAGATAGTTCAATAATACAAAAATATGTCAAAGACATAGGCGATAAAAAGCCTGTATGCTATTATGATTTTAAGAAAAAAGATGGCAGTTTTTGTGAATATGTAACATCTTTTCATATATGGAAAAAACCAAAAGAAGGTGGGAACTATATAATTGGGTCTGACGTTGGTAGAGGAGATGGTGCCGATTTCTCTACAGTTCAAATAATAGACGCTGACAGCTTAGAGCAAGTTGGTGAATTTCAAGGAAAAATAGTTCCTGATGTATTTGCAGAACTTCTTTACAAGGTGGGAACGGATTATAATAATGCTTTTATGGCAGTTGAGTGTAACAGTTTTGGTTTAGCAACAACGTTAATGCTAAAGAATACCTTGAAATATCCTAAAGAAAGAATGTATATATCTAAATCTGCAGTTAAATTATACAATAGAACTCACAATTATGTTGTTGACAAAGATACAGATGTTCCAGGATTTCAGACAACGGTAAAAACTAGACCTTTACTCATGAGTTCGTTGGTAAAATATATGAGAGAAATGGAAATTAAAATAAACTCTCTAAGATTGCTTGTAGAGTTTGAAACTTTTGTTTACAAAGGAGATAAGGCAGAGCATGAAAATGGATTTAATGATGATTTAATATTTGGAATGGCTATTGCGCTGTTAATTAGAGATACTGAGTTTGAATCTGTATTTTGGAATAAGAAAAGAACTAAAGAAATGTTAGATATGATAAGTTTTAGCCAAAAAGACGTTAGCTCATTAAGTTTAGATGGTTCAAATAAAGATAGTTGGGATGATGATGACGATTTGAATGACACTTCTTGGTTATACGGGCCAATAAAAGCATAGTCTATTTACTTTTTTATAAAAAGTCCTTTATTGTCATTGATGACAAGTTTTTTAACAAATATAAAAGATTTTTTACACTCTAAAAGTAAGGGCGTTATTCCTGAATATTTTGATTTAAATCAAAAATCAGTATTACACACTATTGATAGAAATAATGTTATATCCATACTGAAAAGTAGGCAGTCGGGTATGACCTCTGTGATTTTATATTATGTAGCCAATTTAATGAGGAGTTCATACGATAGAAAAGAAATAGCTTTTATTGGAGCTTCACCTTTTGAGTCAACAGAATGTTTAACTCATCTAGGATTTTTATTAAGGGGCTATCCTGAAGACAAGCTTAGAGGGGGTGCGAAAGATTTACATCTTGAAGGCTCTTGTTTTAGAACTTTTAATGACTACTATAAGTTAAGAGGTTCTAGGTTTGATGTTATTATTATAGACGAGGCCGCTTATCATCAAGATTTAGAAAATATATTAACGTACTCATCACAGTCTTTGGTTGAAGGTGGTAAGTTAATTTGTTTGTCATCAACTGGGGGGATGTGTGATATGGCTTTTAAAAATTTTCACTTAAAATTAAGTGACGCTTTGTCTTTTTATAAAAAAGATTTATTAATAGAAAAGAAACATAAAAAATATTCTATTAGTAATGGAAGTAGCGTGTTTCACATGAGAGCACCTCATTTAGTTGATGTAAGGTGTTATAAAAACCCCTCTACAGAGCTTAAAAAAGAAAAACTTAATATTTATTAATAAAAAGAAAAATGGCAGACGAAAGTGTATTTATAAATTTATTGGACAGACTGAAGAGGGGAAGGACTTCTAGGCCACTGCCTCAAGAGAAGCAAGTTATTTCTGGGAATATTTCTAGCCCTCAATCTACACCAGTACAACAGAGGCAGCAAGACTTTCTAGATGTGCAGTCTCAAAAAATTGCTCAAGATATATATTCTAGAAGTGTTTATTATGACACAGATAGGCTTGGTGCATATAATGATTATAGAGCCATGGACATGTCTCCTGAAGTTTCTGCAGCATTAGATATAATTACAGATGAAACTGTAACTAGAGATGAAAGGGGTGATATATTGTCAATATATTCTGAAAATGATAGAATCAAAACTATTCTAAAAGATTTGTTTCATGACAGATTAAATATAGAATATAATTTGACTTTTTGGATTAGAGAAATGATTAAGTTCGGAGATGCTTTTGCTAAATTGGAAATAGACCAACAAGAAGGAATATACGATGTAAGAATGTTGCCTGTTGCAGAAATTCATAGAGAAGAAGCTTTTGATGGTAATGTAAATTCCTCTAGATTTAAGTGGGACATTAATAACATGTACTTTGAAGAGTTTCAAATAGCTCACTTTAGGTTAGTTTCAGATGGTACAAAATTACCTTATGGTAGAAGCGTTTTAGACCCTGCCAGAAAGCTTTGGAAACAACTTCAGCTAGCAGAAGATGCCATGTTAGTATATAGAATTATTAGAGCCCCTGAGAGAAGGGTTCATTATATTGAAGTTGGTAACTTAGAGTCTGCAGATGTACAACAATATGTTGAAAGAATAAAAAGAGAATTAAAAAAATCTCCTATTGTTGACCAGAAGACTGGTCAAATGAATTTAAAATACAATCCCTTAACAATGGAGGAAGATTACTTTCTTCCCATTAGAGGGGATAAGTCTTCTAGGATAGAAACGCTTCCTGGAGCATCTAATCTAGGGGAGATACAAGATGTGGAATATTTGCAAAATAAATTGTTTGCAGCACTGAAAGTGCCTAAGCCTTATTTGAATTATGCAGAATCTATGCCTGGTGGTTCAGCTTTATCTCAGGCTGATTTGAGGTTCAGTAGAACTATAAATAGAATACAAGAAAATATAATAATAGAGCTTAGAAGAATTGCAAACGTTCACCTATTTCTTTTGGGATTTGAGGATGATATGGACAATTTCAACCTAAAGTTAACTAATCCATCCACACAGCAGGAGTTGTTAAAGTTAGAGACAATGAAGGCTAGGCTTGAAGTTTTTAAGGAAATGTACACTGCAGAACCAACTTCGCCAGTATCCTACACTTGGGCTATGGAGTATGTTATGGGATTCTCCAAGGCGGAAATAAAACAAATATTAAGACAGAAAAAAGTAGAGAAAAAAATGTTCTCAGAAATAGAGACTGCACCAGAGGAGTATATGCAAACTGGTCTTTTTGCTGATATAGACGAAAAGTTTAAGGCAGCAGAAGATACTCTTTCTGGAGATGCTGGAGATGCTGGAGATGATGCAAGTTTTGATGAGCCTGCTGTAGATGAGCCGTCTGTTGATGAGCCTGCTGTAGATGAGCCTCTAGAAGAGAGTGTTTTATTTTTGGAGCAAGATTTAAAGGATTTAAACATAGCAACAATAGATGATAAGGTTAATGCAAGTAAAAACGTTAACATTTTGAACAAAAAAAATAAGAATTTAAATACTAAAACAAAAAATTTAATTGACTCTATAACCTCTAAGTTAAACAGCATAGACGAAAAGACTGGGTTAGATGATGAAGGAAATGATTTGTTAAATGAAGGAAATACTATTTGATTCTAATGACTAATTATTAAAAAATATTTTATGGATTACGATGATTTAAAAAAGCAAATAAGAGATAAAAGATTGGGTTTAAAAAAGAATTCAAACTCTTTGAGTGATAAAAATGTTGAAGACGATGAATATGGTATTGATGAAATTTTTCAAAAAATAAAATTTTTAATTGAAAAAACAGAGCCTAGGTTATATAAGTTTATGTTCAAAGGAACTGTGGATGCCTCAATAGATGCTAGAAATAATCTAAATGAAATAAGAAAGCTTTGTATAGAGTTGAGGGCTAGCCTGTTAAAGCAGAGAGAAGATAATCAAAGTGATTACTCTTAACATAAAGTCTCTTTTAAAATTTTTCTAATAAAAATTCTAACTTCATTTAAATTAGAATTTTTTATTTTATTATACTCAACTTTTGCTATGGGAGGTAAAGTCTTATATTGTGCCTCCGAAAAAGAAACTCCTCTTTCGACTTGTTTTTCTATATATCTTTTTTGATTCTTTTTGCTTAAAAACTGAACCTTTTCAACATCTAAAACTAAAGGGAACTCAAAAGTAAAATTGCAATATATTTTTTTCATTTTTGGGCTTAATATTTTAAACTCACTATCATTAAGTTGTAACTTAATATAAGAAGCCATTTGCAAATAATATTCTTGAAGTTTTTCATTAAGTTTTAAGAATTCAGAATTAGTTAAAAATCTCTTTCTAAATATATATCTTTGCTTTTGGTCATTAGACATTATAGTAAATTCATAATCCTCTAACCAAT